TGTGCTAAACCGCTATTAGAATAATAAAAATTGATTGAGTATCTTTAAAACTATAACTACGAGCCATCCAAATTGCTCGTCTTATCTCCGCTATAAGACACTCAGTTTGAAACCACAGACCCCCTCGCAAAGCAGAAAGCAAAGACCGCAAGCAGACAGCAAAGCAGACAGCCAAGCAGACAGCAAAGCAGACCCTTCGCATAAAGCCAAGCAGACAGCCAAGCAGTCAGCAAAGACAGCCGCAAGACCAATAGACATTATGAGCTCGCCTGTTGTCGCTAACGAAGATACTAGTCTTATGATTGAGGAACACGACGCCGGCTCTCTACAGTTCTCAGCATATCATTACCACCACAACAGGGAACCTTACTATTTCCTGTTTATCAAGAATAGCGACAAGGTATATATTGAGAAGATTGACACGCATTCGCATAGGAACAAATATGTTTATGAAGTGGTGATGCCTTTCGCTGTTATGGAGAGCAACGAAAAACTCAAGAAATACTATGATATGTCGGTGATGCTGGTGAATGCCGGTAATAGGATATATTATGATAAACTCGGTATGTATTCTAAGGAGTTGATACAGACTTACGATACTGACAGCGACAGCGACGACGACGATGCTAGCGACGAAAAGAAAGAGAAGACGCCTAAGCGGTCGCAAAGAAACTGGTGTATCTGTTGCGATAAAGTCTGGAAGAATATGCGCGTATCACCTAATAATCACACACTAAACTGCTATTATAATATCAACCCTTTCACATACGAATATAAGGTTGATACTGAGAAAAAGATAAACAGTTTTCTCGCACACATTAATAATTTCGCAAAGTATTCCTATATACCCTCAGCGATTGAGAAAGAGATTGTTGAGAGATATAATGACATCCCTCAATTAACTAGGGATACTGAGCGACTATAAGAAATGCCGCTCAGACAACCTTAAAGGTGCGTTATTCTTAAGTAATTGTAGAGGGGGATTAACAATAGGCAGGTCGCTCTTGTTGGGCTTTATGCTGTAATTATAGACTTCGTCGGGTTTGTTAGAGTGGTTCTCATCGCCTCTTAATGTGGTGTTATAAACCTCTTCTAACTCAGGCTCATATTTAACATCATTAGGATTTCCTAGCGTATTGTTATTGCTGCTAGGGCTATCGTTGAGTATATCTATGTTATCTATATTATATGTGTAAATGTCTTTGTTATTTATGTTATTTATTTTTTTATTTTCTGTGGATACTTTGTTATTATTGCTGTGCGAAGCCTGCGAAGCCTGCGAATGCTGCGAATGCTGCGAATGTAGATATTGCGATTGCGAAGCCTGCTGCGAAGCGCGCGAATTCTGTAGATTATAATAATAGAACACTATTAACAATCCTATAAATATAAAAAATACAAGATAATATCCCTCGTAATTCATAATTCTTTTTACTATATTACTATATTATAATCTATATAATATCTTTAGTCTTCCTCTATGAACCTCAGTTTCTTTTTAAAGTCAGCATCGCATCCAGCATCGCCTGCGTCTTCATCATTATCATTTGCGCCAGCGCTAGCAGCGACATTCTCTTCGCTTTCTATCTCTTGGTTATCTACATAATAAGATACTCTGTATTTGTTGTTGTTATAGAACTTTAGGCGTGCCGCTCCTTTTCTCTTGAATATTGAGAAGTCGTCTAGTATATCAATACATAGCGGGGTGTATTTTCGCTTCTCTGGAGGTTCTCTAAGAATACGCCCTATAGATTGCTGAATGTCTGATATGGGGCTAGCAAATATAACAGTATTTAAGGAAGGGACATTAAACCCCTCAGCAGCCAATTGATAGGTCGCAAGGATTATCTGTTTTTCCGCTGATATTGCTAGGTCAGTCTGCTTCATACCGCCTACATAATATCCGTATCCGGTGGTAGCAGCGGTAGCGTCGGCGCATATCTTATACTCCACAATAAACTTCTCTATGTCTTTTAGTTGATTTCGGCGTTCGCTCAATATAAGGACACGCCTATCAGGCTCCTTGCTTAGAATATCTATTAGCAAGGATATGATAAACTGCGTGCGAGGCATAAACGAGCAGACATTATTTATCATTCCTGCTCCATTCTCTTTGCCGTTCCACATAAGTTTCACAGTAGAGTAGTCTATATGAGTTTCAAAGTATTTATGGATTTGGACTTTCACATCACAGAACTCCTTGTTCTTTAGCGTATATACAGATTTACCTATATAATATTCAAAGACCTTCCTCATACCGTCTTTGCGGTTTAAGGTAGCAGATAACCCAAGAATGATAGGATTATTCAGTTTCCTAAATGCCTTACAGAATACTTGTGCTCCTGTATGATGGACTTCGTCAATAATAACAAACCCGATGTCGTCAAAGATGCTTTCGTCATAGTCTCGCATCGCCAGAGATTGTAGCGAAGCGACAATAAAGTCCTTCCCTGCTACATCTACTTTTTTCTGCTTAATTATCCCGACTTTTGCTTCAGGAGCAAACTGTGCGACGGTATCTGTGAATTGCTGGTTGAGGAAATCCTTATGACTTATAAATATCGTCTTCTTTTTTAAGGCACACGCAATATATAGGCTCATAATGGTTTTACCAAAACCACAAGGAACCGATATGATACCGCCCATTTTTAGTGGGTCGTTAGCGGCTTTTAAGAAGTTGGCGATAGGTTCCTGCTGTGCTTCTCTAAGGCTACCTATAAATTTAACATCAATATCGGCACCGCCTGTTAATTTACAAAGCGACGGCAAGCCGTATTTTTGGAATCCATAGTATCTTGGTATATAAATACGCTTGTCATTCTCGTTGTATAATTGGAATGACAAATCTTCAGGGGAATTAGAGGCACCTGCGCCCATATCAAAATTAACTCTAGGAACCATCGTTAAATCCTTCTTTATATTCTCTAATTCCTTTTCACTCAAAGCCGACTTTAATATACCATAGCCGTTTCTTGATAATATGGAATACATTAGCAAATGTAATCTTAGGATAAATAATAGAGTATCATTTTTTTATATGGATTATAGTAGATAAGTAATATAAATTATATTATACTATGTATATTATAAATTCGTTTAGAGCCTTAGCCGTAATCTTATTGGCGGCTATATTGATTATTAAAGAGGTGCCTTTTAAACCTCTGTTTAAAGATGCGATGATACAGTTTTATTTGGCGTTAGCCTGTATGCTATTCCTATTGCTCGTTGATAATATCCTCGGTTTCATATTGTCAATCTGCCTATTATCGCTATACTTTAGAATATATACTAGCGAACTCAAAAATAAAAAGGCGTCTAGCAGCGATAGCAGCGTTAGCGGCGTTAGCGGCGACGTCTCTAGAAATAGCAAATGTAAATGCGGCAGCGGCGGCAGCGACTGTAATGATAAATGCGAAATGAATATGGCTCATCTTGATACCGATAAACACGCTAAGTTAGCGACAGCAGCGACAGCAGCGACAGCAACTACGTCAGCAGCAGGGGTAGCGGGAGCGTCAGGAGATATACTAGTGCCCTATATAACTGAGGAGAACCTTTTAGCAGCACAAACAAACATCGTTAATCCTGTAGAATATAATAAAGAGTTGAACGAAACAGATAAGAATGTGTATGGCTCGCAAGGATTAGACACTAAGAATATACATATAAGAGGCTATGATACAAGTAGCGCATATTTAGGAACTCTAACATTTGAGATAATATAAAAGAAAATTAAAAATATAGATTATTATTAAGAGATTATTAGATTTTTAATAATGTATGAAGGGTTTGTTTCTAATACTGAAAATGACAAAATAGTAGAGCAAATATTCACTATTCTAGGATACTCCACGCTTACGCTCGTGGTATGCGGTGCTTTATTGTGGGCTTATTATACTACCGAGAGAAACCAGTATTTATTTATATCGGTATATTCGCTATTTGTGCTATTTTATGCTATCATCATTATAGCAATCGTGGTAATCAATAAGAGCAATTATGATGCTTTATCCTACGCCATCCTATTTGGTATCTCTATATTTGTAATATTCACTACATTCTTTGTGGGCGTCTTTTTCCTTCTTAAAAACTTTAATTTAATATCTTCAAGCACCACGGGCGTAGCGGGCACACGAACAAATATAGACAGCCTAGGTAATAATATGGGAATTGTCGGGAATGCCGCTAATGCCGTGAATGCGGAATATAGGAGGTTCTAGGCGTATCCTTAGATTAGATATACTCAAAGAATGTCAATACATATATTATAGAGAATAGCGAAGCGGATTTTATATATATATCAAAGTTATTTAAATTATCCTGTAAATATTCGGGCATCTTCTCATATACCGTATTAACAATACCAGAATGATATATGATAACCGCCAATATAACCAATATCAAACTCTTTTTTGCTACCTCCGTATCTAAATACGATGATATATTATCATATTTACCATAGCCGCCTCTTTGCTGCGGCGAATGCTGTGAAGCGTGCGAAGCGTGCGAAGCGTGCGAAGAAGGCGGATACTGTGGATATTGCGAAGCGTGCGGCGACGGCATATAAGGAGGCGGTTGAGGATGCGGAGGCTGCGGTGCCTGCTGCGAAGCGAGCGGTGCCTGCTGCGAAGCGAGCGGTGCTCTAGGTTGCTTGGATAACATTAGTTCTTCTTGGAATTCGTTTAGAACATCTTGGACGATTGGGTCGTTAATGTCGTTCGCTTCATTCGCACCCTGTTGCGTTTTCATAGGTAATGTGCTTATAGGCGTACTCATTATAATAATTCTATCTATTGATATATAATATTTTCAATATTTAGCATATTACGCAATTTATATTCGCTTTCGCTCATTTCCTTAAGTAGCAAAGGCTCGCTCAAAGAAACTAGGGACGCTCAGTAGATTATCAGGGGCTCTATTAATATCATAGGGATCTAATGGTTTGTCTATGTCTAGCGGATTACATTTAACAGGGTAGGACTTATACTTATAGCAGGTATTCTCTAGATTAAAAACCTTACCTTCAATATCGCTAATATTCGGCGCAGAATATAGCACACAGTTATCCTTACATATACGCCTAAAAAGCAGGGCTAACGCTAGACCAAATAGGGCACTTACTATTATTTGTCCTGTCTCGTCATAAAACAACCTGTCTATAGTAATCCGCAATCCCGAAGCGTCCTTAGTCTTTTTATTCAACATATCTATTCTATCTATCTATAAAAAGTAAAAAAATAAGTCCTATACATTCTCCTTATATAATAGGCTGTGTTAGGGATGTCTCTGTGCATTTAACCTCTTCGGCGTTAAATTTATAGCACGACTGGTTATGGTCTCTATATACTATCTTATTTGCGTTATAAGGCGTTGGATATTTTATGATATTCCTTATAGGTGGCGACGATATATACACATATATAGAACCTAATATAAAGGCAAATATAAAGCTGAACCAGTTAATCCTAAATGTCCTGTTATCTTGCGTAGTTTTAACCATAATATCTTCTATTTACTTATCTATTTTATATTTTTTTTATTATGCTTCAGGACTTAGCATCTTTCGGCTTCTTATAAGAAGGGTCTTTAATACATCTATTGGTTTTAGGATTTAGTATTTTGCCTTCGGGGCATACTTTTGGTTCTTTCGCTGGTATCGCTGGTATTGCTGGCGCCGACGCACTAGCGTCCTTAGCATCCGCTTTGGGCGGCTCTTTCGCTGCGTTCGCTGTTTTAGCTTCTTTAGGTTTCTTATAAGACGGGTCTTTAACACATCTATTTGTTTTAGGATTTAGTATTTTGCCTTCAGGACATACTTTCGCATTTGCTGCTTTCGGTGCTTTAGCGTCCTTAACAATCTTTTCTCGCTCGTTCAAGTTTATATGGGCGTATGTGTATATATCAGGGATGATAGCGGTATCATATTTATAATTTAGATAATCGTATAATGCCGCTAATGTCCTAGTCTCTTTGTATATATTATAGAGCTCTTCTTTCTTTGCTAAGAATAATTCATATTCATAATTATTCCTTTCCCTAGGGTTCTTATACAACTCATCATATTTCATTATCTTTTGCGTAATAACATTACTTTCATCGCTCTTGTATTTGTAATAATCAGCAATCTGCTTCTTTATTAGATTTAACTTTGTAGGCTCAATATCTTTGCTATACATATTGATATTTAGAATGTTTTTTTCAATATCTTTTAATATTTCCATTTACTAATATTGAGGATAAAAATTACTAACAATCCGGATTACTTAATGTAATACCGATTACTTAATGTAATAGGATATCTTCAAACATACCCTTATAAAATGTCTGGAGGCTTTCTTCGGGCTTTAACTGTTCCTCATAAACGCTGCGTGGTATATACTTAATAATAACCTTATCTTTTTTACATACACTCTTATTATTATAATAGCCTTGTATTATCATTAGAGAGCCTATAAATAATAAAAAGATTGCTATTGGTTTCATCTCTTAATATAAAGAAATAAGAAAAAATTATAATAATACGAAGCTCCGCGAAGCTCCACGAAGCCGGTTTATTGTTTATTCAAGCCCAAGTTTTTGGGAACTCCAGCCATCCACCTTCTCAATACTGTCTTTCAGTTCTGACAACTCAATAGTTTCAGGTTCAGTCGCTGCGGTCGCCATAGCATCTTCAATAGCAGCGCCAGCCGTGCTTTCCTCAGTAATAGATACAATCTCATTAGCAGATCCAGCAGCCGCTGACGCGCCACTAGCGAACAGAGACGACTTCCTATTCTCAAAAACAACATCCTTGTCAGTCATATTCTTCTTATACTCTTTCATTAGGGTATTGAGTTGCGTCTCAGCGTATTCTTGGTTCTCCAAGCAATCCGGATTAGGCGACCAAGGACACCAGCAACCTACCTGAGCGATATAGATATTGAACTTATTGTCAATCTTCTTGATAAACTCGCTACGGTTCTTTGCCTCCTCAATCGTATCAAATACGCCTCTTACTTTAATGCCTCTAATAGAAGTGGTAAAGTTATTATCACGGTGATACGAGGTCTCCAATTCTTGGTTATTAACCGACTTATAAAACCCGTATTGCTCGCTCATATCCTTAGGATTAAAGATGAAAGCATTATTCTCTTTAACGGAATCCACAAAATCTTTAGAGTCGCTATACTTCGCCGAAATACCATCAAGCAATTTTGTCATATCCTCGCTAAATTTAGTAATAAACTGGCTAAACATATAAGCCTCCTTATTCACTAGGACATCCTCGGGACTGAGGAATGATAGCAGCACGAAGTTTTGCCCCCTAATGGGCTTGTCCTCATCCAGATAATCTACCTCTTTAACGCTAGTTACGGTTGTAGCGTTAGCGGCTGCGACGGTGCTCTCTTCTACGGACATTTTATAATATATCTTTTTCTAATAGTATATATATTGTAAATCTTATATATATTTTTTGTTATATAATAATAGTATATAACAGACAGTTCAATTAGAAAAATGGAATATTCAGTTGATTTATGGGATGTTGTAGTAAGACTTCTTAAATATGCTTTTGAAGGTCTTATAGTAGCCTTTGTTGCCCTCATATTACCTAATAACAAATTAGATTGGAGCGAAATATTGATGCTCGCTTTAACTGCCGCATGCACCTTCTCGGTTCTTGATTTGCTATCTCCCGCAGTTTCGGCAGGTGCCCGTCAAGGTGTCGGTCTAGGTGCTGGCTTCCGGATGGTAGGATTCCCTAACGGATTATAACGAAGGTACCGAAGGTACTGAAGGTACTGAAGGTGCCGAGATATATCATTATAGCGAAGGAAGGCATAGCCTTTAGCAAGTTATTTATAACGAAGGTATTATCTCATAATTAAGTTCTAGACATATCTTTTTCCATATCTGGTCTTGGACGTATAGTTTTTCTCGGCTTTTTAATAGTGGGAAATACTTGAGATATTCATTTAGCCCTAATATTTGGAAGAACTTATACAAAACATAACTATATGACAAGAAGTTTTTCCTGTCTTTCGGGCAGTGTTTTAAGAATGGCGCTTGTATATTTCTAAACATATTACATAACTTGTCCTCCAGTTCTTGGCTAAATTGCGGAGTAGGTATTCCGTTAATTCTGTTAATAATATAATTGATATGCTCGTAATACTTGTTAATCCTTAGGCGCTTGAGAATGTCCCTCATCTTGTTATATGTTATCGTTTTAGTATCCACAATCTTCTCTTTCTTTATCTCTGTTAAAATCTTCTCAAATATTTCGTCGGGAATGTCCGTGCTCTCTTTGCCTTGCACCTGA